AGGCAGATACACAAAGCCTCAAGCAGAGCGAGCAGTTAAGAAGTACCTAGATGCAGACCCAGAATTAGATAGAGTAGACCACGGAGATCTAACTAGAATATTCTTTGATTTAGGTCCAAATGCAGCTAAAGATATCGCTGCCGCTGAAGATGCAGAAGATGCTAAGGGTGATCCTCCCGCATCTGCAAGTGACGCACCGGCTCCTGAAGAAGCCAAGCCAGAATCACCAGGAAAAACAGTTAAAGATATTACAAAACTAGTTGTAAGTGCTCCGGAGCGGAAAATGCTTTTAAGAGGTCTCCTACAACTCTTAACAAACGATTCAGTCGAGAGAGTTTTGACAGTTATGAAGCCACAGCGTGCAAGACAAGCTGTTTTATCTTTCCTAAAACAAATTGTAGATATGGAACCAAAAGCGTATAAAAAATTCAGAGCAGGTATGCAATCTAAAATCTATAACGATATGATAGCATCAGATTCTTATACCGCCGGAAGGACATCGAAAAGAGACTATAATCTTCGTCGTGCCCGTACAGAAAAAGGTATGGCTGCTGGCAAGGCGGCTTCAGCCGAACTTGGCAAGTTAGGTCTGTCTGAGGGCGTAGATAAAGAGCTAGCAGAAAAGATCGCGATCCTAGAAGCACTTGATCTTTACTTTGAAAGAAAGTCATCCAAATAAGAGGCAAAATGAAAAAATCACAATTAAAAAGAGTTATTAAGCCTATCGTAGAAGAGTGCATTAATGAAGTGCTCTTAGAGAAGGGCTTATTATCCAGTATCATTTCGGAGGTTGTCAAAGGCATTCAACCCTTACGGCAGTCTCCTATGCAACAAAGACCTGTAATGCAAGAAAATAAACTTGTGCAACAACAGCGTCAAGAGTTGCAAGAGCAAAAGTATGAAATGATGAAAGAGCAAAAAAGAAAATTATTAGATGCTGCTGGTTTTGGTGTGGATGTTTTTAACGGGACAGAACCAATAGAGGAAGCAGCAGATCCTTCCAACGGTCAAGCAGGGGCTCTGAGTGGTGTTTCACCAAATGATCCTGGTATAGATATCGCTGGCATAATGGCAGTTGCTAATCGCGACTGGAGTAAAATGATTTAGAGGTTATCATGGGAAACAAAAGACCAATCAACGTAGAAGTAAAACCAAGACACAGAGACGAACCGGTAGAAAAATTAATTAGACGATTTATTAAAAAAGTAAAAAATGAACGAGTCATCGAAAAAGTTTTATCTAAAAAACGCTATGAAAAACCCTCGGTTAAAAGACGTAGAGAAAAATCTAGAAAAAAAAGACTTATTCAAAAACTTAACCGAGAGAGGCAACTACGCGAAGAACAAAGACAAAAATAGTATTTTAGTATTTTAATAACTAATTAATGATAGTTACAAAAGGAGATTTGTATGTCCTCAATGTTAGAACAAGCCATTATTGATGCCGAACAACTAAAAGAAACGGCTCAAAGAACAGCTGAAGAGGCTGTTATCGAAAAATACCAGTCGGAGATCAAAGAGGCTGTTAATACCATTTTGGAGCAAGAAGATCCAATGGAAGAAGAGACTGAAGCAGCCGCGGTCATCGATGAGGATGGCACAAAAATTGTAGAGGATTTACCTTCAGCACAATTAGCAGAGGACGACGACATTGTAGAAATCAACCTTGACAAACTAGAAGAGCTAATGGCACAAGAGATCGAAGAAGGCGAACTAGACGAAGAAGAAATGCTAGATCGTGCAGAAGTTCTTGAAGATTTAGCAGAAGATCTTGATGAAGAAGTAGAACTTGATGAGGACATCGACGACCTTTTAGAAGAGGAAGACCTTGATGAAGAAATCGAACTTGACGAAGCTGACTTAGCTGATGTTATCGCTGAACTTCTCGCAGAAGAAGAGCCCGATAAAAAGAGTGAAAAAGGCAAGTTGGGACCTGACTTACAAAAAGAGGAAACTCTAGAAGAGGTTGAGGACCTTGAGGAAGCAGAAGAGATCGAAGAGAAGAAGAAAAAGAAGAAAAAGAAAAAACCATTTCCCGATCTTACAGGCGACGGCAAAGTCACTCAAGCTGACATTCTCACAGCTAGAGGCGTTGATCTAAAAGAATCCAGACTCCTCCAAAAAGAAAACAAGACTCTCTTGAGAGAGCAAAAGAAAATGAACAACAAAGTCCAGTTGTTAGAAAACAAAGTACAAAAGTTTGGCACAGTCATTGAACAGCTTAAACAAAAGCTGAATGAGAGCAACTTAACTAATGCTAAGTTGTTATATCAAAATCGCATTTTAAATAGCATCTCCTTGAATGAGCGACAAAAAGATAAAATTGTCGAAGCTATCTCAAATGCAACTACAGTTGAAGAAGCAAAAATAATTTTTGAAACTCTTCAAAGTGCAGTGGGCTTAAAGTCTAAAAAGACTAGAAGACAAGAATCACTGAACGAAGTTGTAACACGTAGCTCTTCAGCGTTTATTCCTCGAAAAGAGGTAAAACCCAAAACAGACGCATTTTCCGATAGGATGAAGCGTTTGGCAGGATTAAAATAGAATAAACAAAGGAGATTAAAAAAAATGTCTATTTTACAAAAACTTACAGAAGGTGTCGTTAATCGCGACATGCGTAAGGAAGGTGCGGCACTCCTCAATAAGTGGGAGCAGACCGGTCTTCTAGAGGGTCTTAAAGGCGACGTTGACAAGAACAACATGGCTCGTCTTCTTGAGAACCAAGCAAAGCAGCTTCTAAAAGAGGCAGCTTCAACCATGAGCGGTGGCGATGTAGAAGGTTTCGCTGCTGTTGCATTCCCAATTGTCCGTCGTGTATTCGGTGGTCTTATTGCAAATGACCTTGTTAGCGTTCAGCCAATGTCGCTTCCATCTGGTCTTATTTTCTTCCTAGACTTCACTTTCGGTGGCATTACTAGTGCGGAAGCCGATGACGATGCAAGATTAGATTTTGCTGTTGGTGAATCAGTCTATGGAGGTGGAAAAGTCGGTGCACAGCTTACAGGCGGTGTTGATTTGGAAGGTGAATTTGGCACGTCAGCTGGTCAGTTTTACAACTTGACTAATGGTTATTCTTCCGCAACCGGTTCCAACACGGATGTTGATGCAACAATTGTTGCTTCCGGTACGTATCCAGGATACGATGGTGGATCAATGACTGAAGCACATGCTCTTTCTGTTCTTCGTTATGACCCAGCACTTGTTTCTGGCTCGACAAGTTACGTTATCGCTGAAGTGCTAATTGATACGGACTTAGTAGGGTTAAATAGAGATGACTTAGTATCTTTTACCATTGAAAATATTGGTGGTGCCGTTGCTGCTACTGAGGTTAGTGGTACCCAACTACGTCGTCTAACTCAGTTTTCTAGTTCAGAAGGTGACGCACCAGATCGAACGTCAAGTAAATTGTTATTCGTTCTCGCAACTGACACGGATACTCCTACTATACTTTCAGAATCTTTGGAAACTCCGGTTGTTGCCAATAAGCTAACAGCATCATTTGCAACAGTTGATAACTTTACCGGTAGTGCTGCTTTAGGTTCTGTTGTTGGTTCAACGTCTGATCCAAGCTGGGGTCTAGAAAATAATGTCGACATTCCAGAGATCAACCTCAAAGTTGATTCCTTGTCGGTAACTGCAGTCACCAAAAAGCTCAAGGCAAAGTGGACACCAGAATTAGGTCAAGACCTAAACGCATACCACAACCTTGACGCAGAGGTCGAGCTTACTTCAATTCTCTCTGAGCAGATTGCTCTTGAGATTGATCGAGAGATCGTTGAGGATCTTGTAAAAGGTGCCCAAGCTGCTGTATACTACTGGTCACGTAGCCCAGGTCTTTTTGTTGAAAGAAAAACTGGTAAAGAGATTGGTGCTAGCTCTGCTGCTCCAGATTTCACTGGTACTGTTTCTGAGTGGTACGAGACTCTTGGCGAGACCATCAATGATGTGTCTGCTAATATTCATCGTAAGACTCTACGAGGCGGTGCGAACTTCCTTGTTACTTCCCCAGAGGTTGCTAACATTCTTGAGTTCACAGCCGGTTTCCGTGCTAATGTAACCCATGATGATGCTACTGGCACTGCTGGTACTCACCAGGTTGGTACATTGAGCAAGCGTTATGATGTATACGTTGATCCTTACTTCCCACGTAACCTTATCCTCGTTGGACGTAAGGGTGGTTCTTTCCTAGAGAGCGGTTATGTATACGCTCCATACGTGCCACTACAGGTCACTCCTACCATTTTCGGTGTGGAAGACTTCGTACCACGTAAGGGTGTTATGACTCGCTACGCGAAGAAAATGGTTCGACCAGATATGTACGGTCTAGTCATTTGTCGCGGACTCACTGGTGAGGCAGGTGCAACATCGTAAGCTTAATTTAAACTAAAATAGTTTAAAACAAACCTGACCCCGTGTTTCTTTTGAGACATGGGGTTTTTTGTTTGTTAAGCAGACTATTTATTATTGAACCAATAAGGGTTCATCCTAAGTTATTGCGTGCAAATAAAAGCACGGCTGCAGCGATGCGGTGACACGATTATAAATGGAGGGTTTTTAACATGGGAACAAAAAGAGTAGGAATGGCTCGCGTAAAGAGTCTAATCAACGAGAACGTTAATCAATTGAAGTTTAAGCTTCCACAGGTTATTCGCGTAAGTGGAACTAGAACATTGACGGAAGGAGAATCCGGAGCGAAGGTTTATTGGACACTAGGGTCGACACACCACATCACACTTCCAGATGCTACTGTTGGAATGCATTTTGATTTTGTAATTGAGAAAGGCGCCGATGCCGCCCATACTATTATTAGCCAAAGTAGTGATAAAATTCATGGCTCTTATTTTCTGGTCAAAACTGGAGATAAAGACAAAGTTAGCGCACAAAGTGTTAATCACGGATCAGGCGTAGACAAGGTACATTTTCAAGCTAATGGTACTGCAACCGGAGGCGGTGCAGGCAGCACTTGTACTCTTACTTGTGTTGAAGATGGTAAGTGGGTCGCCACTGTTCACGCAACAACTTCGGGAACACCGGCTTCTTCGGTTACTGGCTTAGCCAATTAATAAGGTTTAAATATTTATCATAAACTCCCTTCCTTTATTGGTTGGGAGTTTTTTTATATAAAAACAACTATTTATACAAAATAGGAGTTTTATTGTGGGCAAGAAAAGAAGATTAATTAAGAAAACCGGTAAATTTATACATAAACACTCTAACCACCCAGTATTAAAATATATTAACAATCAAAAACAGCCCAATGAAAGTGAAGCTATAACAGTGCTCAATGAACCAATTGAAGAGACAAAAGTTCAAGTTAAACCAGAGCCCGTTGTTGAAACGCAAAATAAAATTGTAACAAAGGTTAAAAAAACGGCTACTAAAAAAGTGACACCCAAGATTAAATCCAAAAACAAAACAAAGAAGAAAGTCAAAAAAACTAAACCAACAACAGACAAAGCTATTTAGACCTTCTCCTACTATTTATAAAGAGGAGATCCATAAATGTCTGAACCCACACTAACGCCAACTTCACAAATAAGTAAGGTTATATTGCCTACTGGCAGTTCACCAGTAGATGCAGAAAATTTTGTTTTCCCATTTAGTGTCTATACAGATCCCGTTGATAGATTCTTTATGTCCGGTGCAGCTGATCAAGTAGCGTATACTTTTCATAAACTAGGTGGTGACGTCTTAGATGTTGAATTAACAAAAGAACAAGTTTTTTCTGCATATCAAGAATCAGTTTTAGAGTATTCTTATCTTCTCAATATACACCAAGCAAAGAACTCTATTGGTGATCTTTTAGGTGCCAAAACTGGATCTTTCGATGAAGAGGGTCAATTACAGCCAGGGCAGACGGATCTAGATGATGTTGCGTTAAAATTTCCAAAGTTTAAGTTTGAGTATGCCCGACGCGTAGGTCACGGATACTCCACAGAAGCTGGTATTGGAGGTATAACACCAATTTATTCTGCATCTTTTGACACCGTGGTTAACCAACAAGACTATGATTTGCAGCAAATTGTTTCTTCTTCTGCAGCCACAGACACAGCTGTACCATATTATAACATTGTTGGTGACAGCAGAATTAACGTAACAAAAGTTTATTACAAGACACCACAAGCGATGTGGAGATTTTTTGGTTACTATGGAGGGTTAAATACCGTGGGTGACTTAGCTAGTTATGGTCAATATGCTGACGATAGCACCTTTCAGCTTGTCCCTACGTGGCAAAATAAATCACAAGCTATGGCATTTGAAGACGCAATATACACAAGAAACAGCCACTACAGCTTTGAAATAAAAGATAATAAGTTGAGAATCTTTCCAGAAACTGTTACAGTTAGCCCAAAGACGATGTACGTTGAATTTTTTATTGATAGCGATACTCCATGGAAAGAGCAGGGGTCAGCAGAGAATGGTGTTGATGGTATAAACAACGTTAACACATTACCATTTGAAAACACACCATATCAGTCTATTAACTCTATAGGTAAGCAATGGATTAGGCGTTTTGCTCTTGCTTTATCAAAAGAAACTTTAGGCAATATTCGATCTAAAATAAATACGATCCCAATACCAGGGGATAGCGTGACTCTCGATGGTCCTGCATTAATCTCTCAGGGTCAAGCAGAGCAGGAAAAACTACGCGAGGAGTTGAAAACAATTCTGGATGAATTAACTTATGCAAAGATAGCTCAAACAGATGTAGAACTCACGGATGCAGTGAACAAAGTTCAAGAAAGAATTCCGATGCGGATTTTTGTGGGGTAGATGAATGTCTGATAAAGAAAATGAATGGACACAGCCAGATGCTCCACCTCCTCCTTTATTTTTAGGAGAGAAAGAAAGGGACTTTGTAAAACAAGTTAATGATGAACTTATTGAACGTGTAATTGGTCAAGGAATATTTTATTATCCAATTAGCATGGAGTATACAAATTTTCATCCTCTTTACGGAGAAGCGATAGAAAAAACATTTCTACCACCAGTTAGGGTGTATGCTCTTATAATGTGGGAGGGTTTTGAGACACAAACAACCAATCTAGGTATAGACCGTAGACCATCTATCGTGATTCACTTTCACAAGAGAAGATTAACAGAAGATCAAGATTTGTTTGTAAGAGAAGGTGATTTTGTAAAATATGGTGAGACTTTTTACGAAATAGTTCAATTAAATGAACCAAAACAAATGTTTGGTCAAATAGAACACAGAATGACGATAGAGGCAAAGTGCATAAAAGCACGACAGGGGACTTTTAATGCCAAGTGAAGTTTATGAAATACAACCATCAACGTTAGAAACAATTGATTTTGCTCTTTTTGACTTTATTAATGATAAGATGAACAATCGTTCTACAACGAATGAAGGGTGGAAAAAAGTGCCGGTAATCTGGGTTAGTTCCGAAAGATCATTTTTATCTAAAAATAACAAGGACTTAAGAGATGATGACGGCACACTTAAACTTCCATTAATCACAATCGAAAGAACATCAGTGGTAAAAGATTTAAATTTTAAAGGTGCCTATTACAGTAACCCAGTTAACTTTACAGATCCAACAAGAGGTGGAAGAATATCTATTTCCAAAAGAATTGTTAAAGATAAAACAAATAATTTTGCTGTTGCTGATAATATCAAAGATTTAGATGGAGTCAAGAAAATAACTAGCGGTCAAGCTCACTTTCCTACAAAACAAAATAAGAAAATAGTTTATGAAACTTTAAATATGCCCATGCCTGTATATCTAACCATAAATTATACGATAACTGTTAGAAGTCAATATATTCAACAAATGAACCAGCTAACGACTCCTTTTGCCACTTTGGGAGGTCATATAAATTCGTTTATAATTAAAAAAGATGGACATCGATATGAAACGTTTGTGCAATCTGATTTTGCTCTGGGAAATAACATATCTAATTTAGGCACAGATGAAAGAATATACGATACAAAATTTAATTTTAAAGTTTTAGGTTATATTATTGGTGAAGGTCCAAACGGAGATAGACCAAAAATTATTAAAAGAGAAAACGCGGTGGAAGTAAAGATTGCTCGTGAAAGAGTTATTTTAGCTGAATTCCCCGAGCGTAACGATAATAAAGGTTTTTACAAAGACTAGCAACTAATTAATAAAGAACTTTAAACGTTTAAAGGGAGAACAAATAATGTCCGTAGAAAAATATAAGTTTATTTCACCTGGAATTTTTGTTAGTGAAATTGACAACACAGCAAGAAACGAAGCCCCTGAAGATGTAGGACCCGCGATTATCGGTCGTGCAGAGAAAGGTCCAATCCTTCAGCCAACCAAAGTCGACTCATTTTTTAAATTTGTTGAAACCTTTGGTGAGCCGATACCCGGTGGCAAAGGGGGTGACATTGTTAGAAACGGAAATTATACTTCTCCTACTTATGGCGTATACGCTGCTCAAGCGTGGTTTCGCAACAACTCGCCAATAACTTTTGTTCGTTTAGGGGGTCAAGCCTCAGAAGAAGCGACCACCGGTGGCGAAGCAGGCTGGAACACAACCGATCTGACACCCACCTCGGGAAGTGATAACGGTGGTGCTTTTGGTCTTTTTATTGCTAATGCTCCAACTCAAACCCTTGACACAGGTAGTATTACTGTTGGAGATGATGAGATTGTCGCAGGTAATTTTATTAGCTTTTTTGATAAAAGCACTGACACTTTGGTTACATTTACTTCCGGAACCGCTGTCGACAGCAATTCAACAGAGGCAAGTAACGCCATGACGTTTGCTGCTACTGGGTCAGAAGATCCTGTAGCAAATAAGGTAATTGTTGCTCGTAATCTGCAAGCAATGATTAATTTATCTAATTTACCAATAACGGCAAGTCGAGCGACTGGATCTGCTGTTATTGGATTGACACAATCATTAGCTGACGGAATACCAACTTTATTTCCCGGAGTTGATGTCGCCATTGACGCGGCAGGCGGTTCTGACTTTAGCTTAGAAATTGAAAGTGTATCGGTCGGTATAGGACTTAGCGGTACCCTCTCCGCTAGTTACGGAGCAACAACGGGAACGCTAGCTGCAGCTTGGTATATTGATCAAAGTGCGTCAATAGCTTTATCTGGTACCAGAAGTGACAATGGTATCACTGGCTCAGGTGCGGGTATTTATTTTGATAACATAAGCAGTAATGAATTTAAAGTTTTGATTACTGGTACAGATGACAATGCTGTATTGGCAGATACATCATTTAATTTTACAGATACCGATGATAAATTTATTAGAAAAGTTTTTAGCACAAACCCAATGTTGACAAATGCTGCGGTGACTGATATTAATAGTAACTCATTTACACGTTATTGGTTAGGAGAATCATACGAGGGAGCAGTTAAGGAATTATTAGGAACAAGTCCATCCAATCAAGTTGGTGTTATATTACCTCTTTTAAGTGGTAATATTCCAGGTGGAGATTTTAGAACAGATTACCAAAATGGAGAAACTGGTTTTTTCTTCTCTCAAGACTTATTAATTGGTGAAAGTGCCACAGGTAGTTTTAACGTAAGCACTCAACAAAATCTCTTCAAGTTAGTTGCTAGAAATAGTGGAGATTATGTCTCTAGAAATATAAAGGTTTCCATTTCAAATCTAAGAGAGGCACCTGACAGCACCTTGGATGAACCATATGGAACGTTTAGTGTAATACTTAGACATATTTCAGATACCGACAATAGAATGAAAATTGTTGAAAGATTCGACAACTGTAATTTAAACCCTAGTAGTCCAAATTTTATTGGTAAAAAAATAGGAACAAAATATGTAGAGTGGGATGAAGGAAATAAAATCTATAGAGAATATGGTGATTATCAAAATCTTTCAAATTATATTTATGTTGATATGCCTGATGAGGTAAAAGAGGGTAAGACTGATCCGCGAATGCTACCATTTGGAGTCCGAGGTCCAATACAATTTAAACCGTTTAATGATCAAACAGGATCAGCTGATAGTGGTGGTCGAGAAACGCTAGTTTCAGGGAACTACACAAATTTTAGTAATAGCGATGTTACTAATTTTATTGAAGGTGCTGATGCTACCAATGGCTCAATTACTTTTGAATTCCCACAGCTTAGATTAAGAGTCTCGGCGTCAGAAGGAAATCCTGTTGACACTTTGAGTTCTTTCTTTGGGGTTGATACAACATTTAACTCTACTAGATTGAATAAATCAGTTAGGGATCATTTAAAAATCTTTCCTAGAGGTGTTAGTAATTTTCTGGCTGATACAACACTAAGTGAAATATCTTTTGATTTTACACTTGACGATATTTGTTTTGAAACCGGTGCTGATGGCACAACAAAATTTTATGCATACAAAGAGGGAGCAAGGTCAGATCAAGATTTACGTGAAGGTTTAACTTATCTTCGTGGAACCGGTTCGTACACAGAAGTTTTAAACGCTGGTATCGATAAGTTTACCACTGTCTTCGCTGGTGGTTTTGATGGATTGGATATTACAGAGTCAGAGCCTCTTAGAGCAATAAACTACCCAGACGCAGGAGTGTTACCAACTAAAATAAACACTGCAATGTTCAACTCAGTTGAGGTAGCTATCGACTCGCTACGAGATCCAGAGGTGGTGGAATATAATCTAGCTGCAATGCCTGGAATAGTTAACACCACTCTTAATAAAAAACTAATTGATATGTGTGAATCTCGCGGCGATGCTCTGGCAATTGTTGACATTAAAGGTGGTTTTGAACCGCCAGAACAAAGTGTTCGCACTGCAAGTGAAAGAAAAGGAACAGTAGATAGTGTTGTCAATGAGTTAAAAACAGCGGTGATTAACTCTAGTTATGGTGCTGCTTACTATCCATATGTTCAAATCAGAGATTTAAATAGTGGACAAGTTGTAACAGTTCCACCGTCAGTGCCGGCAATTGGTGCATTGTCATATAGTGAAAAAATCTCTGAGCTTTGGTTTGCACCAGCAGGATTTACTCGTGGAGGTCTTTCAGGCGGGAGAGCAGGGTTGCCTGTTATCGGTGTCAAAGACAAACTAACTTCGCGTGATCGAGATAAACTTTATGAAAATAGAATTAATCCAATTGCTCAGTTTCCAGCAGAGGGTATTGTAATCTTTGGTCAAAAAACATTACAAATACAAGGATCTGCTTTAGACAGAATTAATGTAAGAAGATTAATGATTTTCTTAAAAAGAGAGATCTCTAGATTTGCAGCAACAATATTGTTCGATCAGAATGTTCGTGTAACTTGGAGTCGCTTCCGCGGGCAAGTAGAGCCATTCTTAAGAGGTGTTCAAGCAGGACTTGGTATTACAGAGTTTAAAATGGTATTAGACGACACAACAACAACTCCTGATTTGGTTGATAGAAATATTTTGTATGCAAAGATATTCATTAAGCCTGCTAGAGCAATAGAATTTATCGCAGTCGACTTTATTTTGACTGATTCTGGTGCGGCTTTTGAGGATTAATACTACTTACTAATAGAGGGAGACTAAATTAATGGCATTTTGGAGTGACAAATCAATAGAACCTAAACGACAGTTTAGATGGTATTTTGTTTTAGGGGGACCTAATGAGTCAATTGAAACTTATGCAGTTAAAACAGTCAAGAAACCTTCTTTTACAATAAGTGAAGTACCACATCAGTTTATAGCTCATACGTTTTACTACCCAGGCAGGGTTACTTGGAATCCAGTTGATATTACTTTTGTCGATCCGGTTAATCCAGACCACTCTGCGATCATTAGCAATCTTTTTGTTAGAGCAGGATACAATGTTCCTAAAGACGAAACCACTTCTTACATTTCATTTAGTAAGGAAAAATTTGTTGCATCTGTTGGAACTCCGGAGATAATTCAAATTGATGCTGATGGTTTAGAAATTGAAAGATGGACGCTTAATAATGCATTCTTTACTTCAATTGATTATGGTCAGCTAGATTACAGCAGTGAAGATATGGTTATCAATTCTATTACTCTTCGATATGATTATGCCACCCTGACCGAGACCAGCAACCCAGCATCGCTTTTAACTAGTTAGAGGTTTACAAATGGCTTTTTGGAGTGATCCCGACGCGCAACCAAAATTATCTTTTAAATATTTTGCTTCTTTTGGTGTGGGTCAAGATGTCGTAAGAACTTACACTTTAAGATCTTTTCAAAGACCATCTTTTTCTATAGCTACATCCGAATATGTGTGGTTAAACGATGTAAATTTCAAACCAGGAGTTTTGACTTGGAATCCAATAGAAATAGTGGTAACTGACGGCGAGCAAAGAGAAACTAACAATACAAGAATTCTTGTTGAGGCACTAAATAGTTCTGGTTATCAAACAAACACCGTCAATGAACCAAGATCAAACATAGAGAAAGGTAAGTCATCTATGGCTTTAGGTGGTCAAGTTATATTAACTCAAATCGACTCAGATTCAATACCGATTGAAGAATGGATTTTGGTTAATCCATTTTTAGAGTCAGTAAATTTTGGTCAAAATAATTATGGAGCAGAAGAGATAATTAGTTTGGCTATAACTATAAGATACGATTACGCACAATATAATTCTTTTTAATTAAAAAAAACACTACTAAGTGTTATAATATACGATAAGAGGTAAAAATGTCAAGAAATAAAAATAGAGTTTCAGCAAATGTGCCATCTTTAGCACAGGTGCCACAAGCAGATCTACAAGCAGCCCCAGTCGAGAGCCCTTTTAATTTTATTACCCCCACTGAAATGGTTGATCTTCCAAGCAACGGAGAATTCTACCCAGAGGGGCATCCTTTGTATGGAATTGACTCCATAGAGATTAAACATTTGACGGCTAAAGAAGAAGATATCCTAACGTCTCAAAGTTTGATTAGAAAAGGTTTAGCTATTAACAGAATGTTGGAAAGTATTGTTGTCGATAAAAAAATAAAAATTGATGATCTTTTAATTGGTGACAAAAATGCTTTGATCGTTGCTTCAAGAATATATGGTTATGGTTCTGATTATAGCGTAGGATTATCATGTCCAGCTTGTCAAGCTGACTTTGAAACCACAATTGACCTAAAAAAGTTTAAACCAAAAGAGATTTTGTTAAGTGACAAAATTGAAAAAACAGAAAATCAAACTTTTGTTGTTACTCTTCCAAAAAGCGAATTTGTTTTAGAGTTTAGATTGCTTACATCAAAAGATGAGGCAATGATTGGCAGTGAATCCAAAAAAGGCACAACGAACTTACTTAAATTAATTATTGTTTCGATTAATAATCAAACAGACAAATTTTACATTGACCGTGCTCTACAGGCTCTTCCCATTTTAGATGCGGCAGTGCTTAAAAAAATATATGCTGGTGTTATGCCAGACATTGATATGTCTTGCAAGGTAGAGTGTCCTCACTGCGGTACCGAATCACAAATGGAGGTTCCGCTTACTGCGGAGTTTTTTTGGCCTAACTTCTGATTATATTAAAAGTGTTTATGAACAAATCTTTTTTATGAATTATATGTGTAATTGGACAATCACTGAATTGTATAATCTCCCTGTTGGTCTTCGAAATTGGTTTATAGAAAAAACCGTAAAGCAAAAACAACAAGAAAGAGACGCCATAGAAAAAGCAAATCAAAAGCCTAATCCAAGATAAACAATTTAAATTACTAATTATTCAAAAGGAGTTTTGTATAATGAAAGAACCTATTGTTATCAACCTAACAAAACAAGACCTATTAACTGAATCATCAATAGGAAGATTCGCCGCTCAAATAAAAGATATTTTAAGAAATGTTTTATCTTTAGATGCTTACAGAGCTATTATTAGAGAAGAGGATCAAATGGAACAGAAATATGTCGTAAAGGGTTCTAAAAAAGATGTAATGGCTTTTGCTGATGCTTTGGAAAAAGAAAGGCAATACGCAAAAGATTACATGGAACACGGGTTGGGTTCACCAGAGGTTTCAGATACAAAGCTAGAATTAGAAAAATCAATTCATAATTTCGAAAAAACTACTGGCGTTAAGTGGCCTATAGGATAATTTTTAAATGGCATTATCACGGGAACAGGAACTACAAAGAGACATACAGCGAGCAGAACTAGCCCAGCAAAGAGCAGTAAATGAAGAGGCTGCAGCCGCGGCATTAGCTGATGGGCTAGAAAAAAGTGAAAAACAACTTGCAGCACAAACTAAACAATTAAACCAAGCTGATTTGCTTGTCGCGAGGCAAGAAGAATTAGTTAAGCTTTATGAGTCACTAGGTCCTACTTTCGCAGCACAAGCAGCAACGGCAAGGAGTGAATTAGCTACCAGACAAAGTGTAGTTGATGCTTTAAAAGCAACAGTTAAAACTCAAGAAAAAGTATTAGAATATCAAAAGATTATTGCTGCCGACGCAGATCAGATTTTAACTACTTTTTTGGGAATTACTAGCGAAACCAAACAATTTGGTAAATCATTAAAAGCTGCTGGCTCACCGACAAAGCTATTGAAAGATAGATTTGCAGCTGCAAAATCTGAAGTTAAAAAAATTGGTGGCAATGCTTTAGCTTTAAATGCTGCACTTAAAACTGGATCAGCGATAGCAAAAGATCTTGGTAAAGCTTTATTAGCAGTGGCTCAAATAACTTTAGAGCCTGTAAAAAACGCTGTAAATTTTGAACAAGCTATAAGAAAAGGTCGCGAAGAAATTGATTCATTTAAAGTCGCTGCAAGAGATTTAGGTATATTAGAATCTGGTGGTATAGATAGGTTCTTTAAAAGCATGACTAGTCTCCGAGCTGGCACTAGAGCAACGAGAGAAGAATTAAAAAATGTAACATTAGAATTATTTAATTCATCTAATGCATTTAGAGAATTAACTGCTGCAAACGACCCAGCCACGCGATCATTAACCAAAACAGCTTTTTTATTACAAAGAAGATTGAATGTTTCCATTAAAGATGTATCTGGAATAGCAGAAAAACTATCACTTTCTTTTGGACTCACGGGAGAAGAAGCAACAGATTTCGCATCTTCTCTTGCAGTTTTAGCAGACGAGATGGGGTTAAAGGCTAATAAAGTGCTTTCAGAAACTCCACAGTTGATGAGCACCTTATCAAAATTTAATATTCCAGATTTACAAAGAGAGATATTAAAACTAGGTAAGATCCAACAAATGACCGGTATATCTCTAGACCAAATGATGGGCTCATTAGAAAAATTTACAACTTTCGAAGGAGCACTAACTGCTGCAGCGAATTTAAACGCTGTTTTTGGCACTACTGTTGATGGCTTAGAATTAATGGATACTGTTATGATGAAAGGTCCCATTGCAGGCTTTATACAGCTAAGAAAGACACTAGAGGCAACAGGAATACAAATAGATAAATTAAATTTTGCACAATTAAGATCATTGTCAAGCACGCTAGGGCTGTTGCCTGAGCAATTGCTAGCATTTGGTAAAGTTTCTGCAGAGGAATTCGAGAATATAACAGCAGGTAGCATGTCAGGAGCAGATGCTATAGCCAAGCTCAGGGCAGCACAGGGTGAAGGTGAGACTATAGAAGAGATTCAAAATCAACTACAAAATGATCTCATAGAAGCAATTCAAGGTCAAATCACGGCTACTCACGACAACACAAAGGCGTTATTGGAGGCAGCAAAACTAGACCCGGAATCTGCTAGTGTTATTGAAAGATTTAAAAAGCCAATTATGCAAGCTATCGGGGCAGTTGGCGGGGCTGCTCTTGGCACTGTTACAATGGGTCCAGGTGCTGGTACTGCAGCCGGAGCATACATGGGATTTGAGGGCATGGGTCAGCTATCCACTGCTTTTGCACCTGGAGCCACTTACGTTAGTAAACCAACCCTTTCAAAGATGGGTGAAGCTGGTGGTACAGAAATACATGATTCTCTTAGAACTATGGCGAGACCTATGGCTCCAAGTGTTGAAACCACATCGGGTATAACTGCTGTTTTAAATACTGGAGATAGAGTGACACGAGATCCATCACTTGGAAAACCAACAAACTTAACAGTAAACTTTTTCGCTCCAGACGGCTCTTTACAAAAGAGCACAACACAAACAATTAGTCCGGGAGAAACAGATAAAGCATTTAATCATTTTTTAGAGGAGCACGTTGGCTTACTTGGCTCCACTGCTTAATCATAAAAATAATTTTAACAAATAAACTACTTATTATATGCCTGTTGGAAACTCACAAAAAGGTTATGAAGCTATATCTATAAAGCCTCTCCACATTAAACAACAACCTAGACTTTATTTTAATTCCATAATTACAGAATATTCAGACTCTTGGACTCCGCAATGGTCCGCAACAAATGTTTATGGTAGAATGGACCCTGTTGCAACTTACGGAGGAACCAGTAGAGAATTAACATTGAGTTTTCGCGTGATATCAGATTCAGTTGCAGAAGCAAGAGAGAACATGATAAAAATAGAAAAATTGATACAATATCAATATCCTACTTATCAAACTGCCACCGGTGGAACAAAAATTATGAACTCTCCACCTTACTTTGAATTAACCTTTCTTAATCTTCTTAAAAGCAATAAAAAACAAGGATCGAAATTAACTGGCTATATAAATGGAGCGATACAAATAAACCCTGGTTTTCAAACAAAAGAGCAGGCTCAATTCTTTTCTCCTGGTTTTGATAAAATATTTTTCTCTGACGTCACAATAAGCTTAAGATTACAAGTACTACATCAAGGTGCGATTGGTTGGACTAATTCTAGTTTTTCTCATAAAAGTTATCCATATAATGTTGATCTCGGCAGCACACTCAATCCTGATGACGCCACCAATCCAAGTGCACCTGGTACACCAGCTGAACAAGCTGACGGAGAAAAAGGAAGTGACACTAATGCAAAGCCGTCCGCAGCTGCGACTGATGGTGAACTAACTCAGGCTCAAAGAGATGCAGCTACGAGGAAAAAACAACTGGAGAGAATTCAAAAAGCAAAAAGTTCAGTCGCAGCAGCTGCAGAAAGAGCACAAAAAGATTTAGATATCCTTAAGGCTCAAGCCGAGGGCTTCTTTGATAAAAAAACCAGTGGTCAAAAAGCAGGTGCCAAAGCCGCGGCAGCTCTAAAAGCTAAAAGAGCCAAAGAGAAACAGAACGCGGGAAAAAAATGATAATTAAGGTAAGAAATATAATATGGCTATAACAAGATACAACGAACGATTTATAAGAACAACAAATGAAGATGTGTATACTTACTCTCCCATCTTTAAAAAAAGAGGAATAACTTCCATTGAAAACTATTCTACAGCTGTGTTAATATATCCTAGTCCAGAAGAATTAGCAGAAATAACAGAAATAACTGCCGTATGGGGTGTTGGTAGTAAATACTTTAATTTAGCTAAAGAATATTATGATAATGAAAAGTATTGGTGGATTATCGCTTGGTACAATTTAAGACCACTAGAAACAGACTTTAAACCCGGAGACGTAGTTAAGATACCAACACCATTGGAAACGATATTAACAGCTTTTGGTATTCTGTAAGGGATAAAAAATGGTAGATAAAAAAAAACAAGCAGAGATAAACGATCTACTTCGATACACTCAACAACAAGTTCCAAGTTTTAGTCCGCAATGTTTTTTGCTAGAGAAAGCAGCTGCAATATCTGCCGCTGCGATTGACGGCAGCATCGATGTTTCTGACCCAGGCTCAACCTCTTCAACTAAAAAAGAAACACCAGTAAGACAACTGGGTCTTGAATTTAATGGTAATAAAATATCCACCAACGATGTTCAAAACTTTAGCTCAAACTTACAATATATTCAACATATTACAAAACTTCAGAAAAAAAACTTTCAGCAATATTTTAAATTTGCCCCCGAAGATATTGCTCAAATGTCTCATTTTATGTCTATAACAGAAACATTTACAGATAAAGAAGGAGCTGTTCTTCTTGAAGATCCCGTAATGAACACTGAAAAAAACCTTAAAGACTTTGATGACCCAAAACAAATATTAACTGCCCCTTCAACTAGGCAAGCCGCTGGTATAGAAAGTATAAATGTAGATTTTGTAGGAATTGATTCGTTTACTAAAAAACAAGTAATGCTAAAAGCTAAATTCTTTTTTCAAGATATTCGAACTATGTTAGACGATCCTTATGCTAAATTGTTTATATTGAAAACTGCAGTTGGAGAATCAGATGATTCGGATAAAAAGCTGTTTCGATCATTAGATTTTCATATTGGTTGGAAATCTAGCAATAAAAAAATCAAGTCAGCGGTAGAAAATTTGAACCTAAATATAAGAACTCATTTAACGGGTTACACTTTTGATACTAGACAAGATGGTTCTATTGTTGTCGATGCAACTTATAGAGGGTACTACATAGAAGGGTTTGCCGGTCCACAAGCTAACTTATTAGAAATAGCTAAGACAAGATTTTTAGAAATTAAACAAAGACAAGATGAAATCAATGCAAAAAAAATATCAATTTCAAAAAGAAGCAAAAAACAAGTAAATGAAGCCGCATTGATATTATTTGTTTTAAGAGAAGCAAGGTCAGTAATCGATAATGCAATTAGTCCTGCCGTGGTAAAAGAAAGAAATATGGGCAGCAGAGCTGGTGTGGGAATGTCATACGCAGATTGGGCGGCAACGTATTTTTATACAGATGAGGGTGCAGCCAAAGCAGCCGTTGATAGAATTTACGAAACAATTAGAAAAAATATTACAGCACAGATAAAAGCGTCCACAAAAAAACAAAGGTTGCTTAAAATTAAATCAACGACAGGCGCGGATTTAGAAAAAAATATTATAAAAAAACAAAATGAGATTATAGAGCCAATATTAAAAAAGCTTTTTTCGGACCATACGCAACCCATGAGTAACTACGTGGTAAAAAAAACAACTTTAACTTCCAGTGCTGAATTGTTGTACGCTGATTTATCTCATGGGATATCTACAAAAAAGAAATTAGTTGATAAAAATTTATCCACATCCAAATCAAATTTAAGAAATTCTAAAAAGACAGCATTTGAATTACAACTTAGATTGGCTGCTTTAGCTAGATTGAGAGCTTTACAGATTATATCCGAAAAATTAGTTTCTTCTGGAGATATAAAGTATGCTAAAATTCCCAGAGATGTAGTTAGAAATTTTAAGTTAGGTGCGGCTTCTGCTTCAAGAGTTGATATCGATGCTGCTTTAAGAGCACTTGGCGGCAATGCTTCCGCGTATGTTAAAGATAAAGTAAAGTTAAATTCAAAAGATTTCAACTCAGAAAACTTTCAAATTGTTCCGTTTGTTTTTCTAGGTCATCTTTTAGAAAATATATTAAATGTACCCGCTAGGTATATACAAAAGGGTGGGAGTGGAAATGCTGTCCCGGATTCAAACTTTACTGTTTACGATATGATGAAGCTAGCCGGGTCTGATGTGAGAATAGATCTTGGTTATTTATCTTATAACGCACCCTATACAGGTAGAAGAATAAACAATCTTCTATTATATTATCTACCTATTTCTTTAATTGACTTAAATAATTTTTTTAACAGAATTGTTTTAGCAAAGGGGATGATATATTATTCTTTTAATGATTTTATTAATGATTTGCTAAATAAATTTGTCACAGGTGTTTTTTCGTCTTGCTCAAAAGAATCAAATACAAAAACTTTAGGTGTGCCAAAAATAGAAACAACTATAGGAAACTTGCCAGAAAGTAAAAAGAATAGTTCTAAACAAAAAACTACTCAATTTTTTATTCACGGCGGCAAAGAAACAATTAATGATCTAATAAAATCCGGTATCACATCAAGAAGTTTTGGAAAATACAATCCAAATTTAGATGCAAATATACCTCATTTTTTTGTATTTGGAAAAACAACAGGTATTGAAAAAAACATAAAATTAAGCGATATAGCAGACGCTCAACTTAAATCGGCAATATATTATAGCCCCAGAGAATCTTTAACTAACGATATGGATGGTAACGAACAGCTACAAAGAACCGGGTTTATACCTGCTGTGTTTAAAGCTGAAGTTGAAACTATCGGTTTTCCACTGATAAATATAGGGCAGCTAATTTATATTGATCTAAAACCTACAATCAATCCACAGTTGGCTAAATCTAGACCATTTGACGCCAGCGGTTATTATGGAATTCGTAAGGTATCTCACACAATAACAAGAGATAGTTTTACCACAAGTATTTCGGCTATAATACAAATATCTGATACAAATAGAGAGAAACTGAGCGAAGGTATTGGAGATGTTGTCCCATTAAAAGGCGGTAGGTTTGTGTCAACCAGTGTAGCCGCTAATAGTGCTTGGGAAACATCATCTGAAAAAGCAGAGGTTCATGAACCAGAAACAGTGAATGTAGTAGAGCCCGACATAAACTATGAGACCGTTAGATTGGGTGGCGATAGTACCCGATTAACATGGTTTAGAGAGCTTAAAAAAGGATTTGAAAATAATTTTGATAAGACATTCGTAGATGCCCTCTACGGCGACGGCAGCACTATTGATGGCTTTGTTGATACAGATCCAGCTTTATTCGAGGCACTTAAACCATTTGCGTCCGCTACGTACGCCGGTGGGGATATTTCGCCAGAGAGAGTTGTTTATTTTCAAGGTCTTGGCACAGATTTAAGTAAAATTGTATCGGGAGGAGTTGCTTTCGGCGGTAGTTTTGCGGACGCCGGTGTTAAATCTATATCAAATTTAACATCTAGTGATGAATCTTTTTCTTACAGTAAAATTGTTGACTATTTACAAACTAGCGATGGCGGCGGATTTGAACAAATTGATGCTGAAATTATTGCTGGTTTGCTCGCGTCGGAAGATGAAAGACTTCCTAGATTTTCTGGTTATCTTATAATAAGACAATTTGATGAGGAAGATGAGTTTGAAATTAAATTTGTGGAAACACCTGATCTATAATGAAAGCTAGTTAAATACACATCTGAATAATAAGTGACTTAAAATTAATTTTTTGTTTTTCTAATTATATTGAAATGCCAAAATATTATCCGCCATTCGCTGCATCTAGCGGAGAAACTTTACAAAGTAAATTTCTTTATGATGAAAGAGAGTACTATAAGCTTCAAACAAAAGAATTGTTTGAAGAGGCTAAAGAAAACTATATTGATCTTTGGTATGAAACGCCTTTTTATGGTAAAGTTAATCCTAATGGCGAATTTGTATATCCAATGAAAAAATTTATCAGAAGCCCAATGCAAATCGATGCAGCTGGAAATCCAAATCTAATAGGTTTTGATTTTGCATTAAAAGCATTAAATGAATATTTGTTTTTTTTGACAAGAGGGTTTGCTGCCGGCAGGACTGGATTGAATCTTTTGTTAAATAATTTTAAAGTTGTTTCAAGCTACGTAGACCCTATGGCTCAATATATCGATCATGTATCAAAAAATATGAATATTTTTAATGATTATGTTATAAGAACTGGTAAATATTCAAAAATAGTCGACTTTGAAACATTTACTTGTGAGCTTTTAGATGCACTAGAATCTGTTAATGAAAGTTTAACTTTTTTTCACCATTTTACTAGTAATAAAACAAACTTAAGTTCTACGGGGCTGTCGTTTAGATTTTTAGATGCAGATCAAGATGACGATTATATAAAAAATAAATATTTTCAGCATCCTGAATTTTCAAAATATGTTAGTTCAGCAGCCAATTTCGGCTTTAGAATCAATAAAAATTCTCCATGGGAGATAATTGTCGATGTGAATTCAAAGCCGATGATGAGTAATAGAAAAATAAAAAGAAAGACTAGGAGTAATTTGTCTCAAAGAGAAGTTGTTGTTGCCGGATATCTTCAAGAAAAGTTAGTAAGGAGTCCAAGCGATTTTTTTGATAAATACTATAAAAAGGTTATGAGCAATTCATTTCTTAACTTCGAACAGGTGCTAATTTCTTCATATAAACAGTACAGCCAAAGAATTCTTTACACGGTGGACTATGGAAGACCATATATATCTTTTGATAAGTATTCTAATGTTATATCTGGTAGAGACTACGAGCGAAAGCTTTTAGATCGCAGGTTGAAACCACTTGAGGTTTATTCCAATAAAAAATATAATCGATTGTTTTTTCTTAAAAAATATGAGAGAATGTTAAACATTGAATTTAAAAATAAATTTAACAAACAACAATATGTTACATTTAAAAATAATTTTGACAGGGATATTAATAGAAGTAAAAGTTATGGACAAGCATTAGCAACTTTAGATAAATTTTATTCTAACTTAACAAAAATATATGACCCGCAAACTAAAAAATTATTTTGGAACTCTCCAAAAAAACCATTGACTAGTGAATTAAATAATGGTATGATTCAAACCAAACCTCAACCCACGGTTAGCAAGGTTGTAACTGAATTTATACCGGATATATAATGCTTTTCCAAACATTCGATGAAAAAAATAAATGTTCGCTAATCTACAAAAAGGGAACATTTAGCGAACAAATCACAGATAATTGTACCAAAACTTGGTCTTATGCTACTTATCTACGCGACAAGGAGGTCGAGTATGCTAATCTTTACACCGGGGGTAAATCCCTGGACGAGCTTTGCCCAGAAGATTCT